GTCTGTTTGGAATAGATACAAAGCCAGTTGACCCCGGTATATCCACCCCGCTTTGTTTTAACCAAATGTAAACATCTTGAAAGGCAGTGTCTGTGTTTTGAAACTGGGCGCTAAACTGTAGATTATAAATACCTGCAGTGGCTACCGTGATTTTAGAAGTTGCAATGCTGACACCGTTAGCAAAATCGGTGGTATTCAGTGTCATCAACGTAGCTGTATTGGCTACTGCTGTCTGATCCTGATCGCTAGAGAACGCGCCATATGGAACCGATAAAGTTTGAAGCTGGTTAAGTATGCTTTCTAACCGGTTAAAGTATAGACGCAGAATGTTGTTAAGTTGATTCTGGTACTGCTCGTTATATTCCGGTGTAGCAAACGGCAAGGCAGGCGGCTGAACCCGCTGAAGCTCAAACTCTGATGTGATGATGACACTCATGAGTTACCTCTGCGGCCATCTTGTTTGATGTCAATACGGGGGCTACCTAACTGCCATGCGCAGCCCAATTGATTGGATTCAATCTTCATAATCATCTGACGGCCACGCACCCTGACATATACCTGACCCGTAAACTCTTCAATCGGCACAGTGGCTGTTCTTACAATCGTAGCATCCGAATTACCACCCAAAGAGATTGGACTGTTGTAGCCTGAACCAGAGTTCTGCATCGGGATCAAAGTCATGGTCACTTGCGGGGAAGCAGTATCCGACCCACGGAACGTGATGTCAGGCACGATACGCCAGACAAACCCAAAGTGATCTCCATCGTCAATATCAAACTCAGTTGTCTCAATCACTGCGTTAATTGGCAGGGTTGTACCTGTTTCGTTGTCATCGTTGCCCTGCTCGTGGAACACAATGTTGTAGCTGTAGGTAGCCGCCATTGGATGCTGGCGCAAAGCAGAGTCAAGCCACGCTGTACGGGCCATTGTTCCATACGCCCACACATCTTCTGCGTAGTTATAGGTAACGTATTTATCAATCGTGAACGAGTTGGCCGAGCAGTAGAAGAACCAGACTTCGTTAAAGCCTTCATTGGTAGACGCAAAGATCTGAGCGGCCTGCTCTAAGTTAATGTCTTGGAAGATGTACTGACGCAAATCACAACGCAATGTTTGTGTGCGACCATCGTATTTATAGAACTTATCAATACCCATCCAATAAGTTACGCCAGACGCAATAGCACACGCATTCGGACCAGCAATAGAGATGTTGTCTGCCAATAACTGAGCGCCCCAAACAGCTGGCGGTCCTTGGTACTGCATAGAATACAGAGAAGAATCAGTCCAAACCAAGATTTCCTGACGAGACTGCAAGGCAGTCACGATCTTTGAGCCGTGGGATAGTTGTAAGCTACCAGCCTGATTGGTCGCAGCAGGAAACCATTCAAGGTAATCTTCTTGATCAGACCAACGAATGAGCGTTGGGTTTTGGTCAGCAGAGCCGTAATCGTTACAGCCAAACGCAAACGTAAACCTAGATGAATCAGAAATCAGAATTAAGTTCTGGACCGTAGGAACAGAGCTAGCCCCTACCAAACTAGAAATCAAAACACCCCGTGTTGTCAATGACGTATTGGCTTTCCAGATATAGATCTGACCGCCGTTAGGACCAAAGATTAAGTCTTCACCGAAGTTAGCTTGACTCCAGATACGCATCTGGTTGGTTGATGCCGAACCAATACCCCACGTACCAGACCCCCATGCGCCCGCGCCCCAGCCAACTAAAGGAATGGCAAACGCCGTACCAACATTAACTTGGTATGCCGCTACGACAGCTGCCCCACCGCCCGTAGTTGTTGCATTAGCCGCAGACGCCGCTGTAATTTCATATGTTGTTGTAGACGCACCGATAGTAGAGAGTTGATATTCCCCATTAAGGGTTAGTCCGGCAACAGCTGTAGCACCGCTAAAGGTTACAAAGTCACCATTGATATAACCGCCCGTAGCATCCGTTACAACTACTGTGGTTGAGCCTGATGTGGTAGCAAATGGGTTGTTAACAAGCGTTGCTGGGGTTTTGCGCAAGGGAGTAATGTCGTTATACGCACCGCCAGACTCGATGTAGTACTTTAAATTTGTACCTACAGCAAGCAAGTTCTGCCCGCCCAGAGTCACCCAGTTCCACAAAGAACGGCAAACCCCTTGGAATATCGTAGAAGAAATGCGCTGCCAGCCACCAATTTTCTCTGGTGTGCCTTGGCGAAATCTTATCTTGTCCGAAACATAGTAGCCATTCTCCGATGTGTATCGAGTATTTTCTCTGTTTACACCGGCTTTCTGCTGAAGTTTCTTTAATGGCATGGGCAGTCCTAGGATAAAAACACGGCCCGCTCGTCAATACGGCGATTCTGTAGCCCTTTGAGAATTTTACCCCCCGCCATGCAATATTTCAACAACTCTTCTGCTGCACCTTCCATATCACCACGCAGTACCTTTTGGCGCAGAGTTGAGCGCTGGAGAGTGCCCAAACCTACATTGAAAGCAAAAGATACCAATGCGTCAAACTGTCCTTGAGTAAGAGGCACAGGACAATAAGTAGCCACGCCTTTCTCAAACCTAGTAAGGTCTGCCCTAAGTATTGCATCAACTTCCTCCATTGAGTGTTTTCGCATGGCCTCTGGCGGTGGCACAAAGGCATCCCGCTGATCTATCTTGAGTTTGCCTTGCTCTGGAAACATGACATGACCAACTCCGACAGTCCACAGCTTTGCAGGGCATTTATAGGGATTCTGCCTCACGCCCTCGTGGTGCATCACCATCTTGATAGCTTTAGGACTGATGTTCATTTGCCAAAAGCCCGACCACCAAAGTGGAAAGCAATAATAGAAGCAAATAGAGCTTGGGTATCAGAGTCCCACAGCATCTCGGCTAACTCAGTAAACGGCACACCACTGTTCCAGCCGTAGGCGAACAGACCAATGTCAATAAACAACAACAGGAAGAAGAAACCGTATGTGATAACGGGACGAACAGAAGCTCGGAGGTTCTTCATCCATGTAGAAGTCCCCTCGTTTAAACTTGTATCGTGGGCGTAGATCGCCTGCATTTCAGCTTGCTGAGCGCCGATCAGAATCTGCTTGGTGCTGGCCGCGCTCTCTGTTTCAAGCTGTTCTGACTTGATATGCTCAATCCGCTCTTGCGCCTCAAAACCTGCTTTGCGTAGTTCCAGCTCACGGGTAATCTGCATCTGAGCAAGGTTCAGCTCATGCTTCTTATCTGCCCGGTCTTGGAAGAATTCCAGAATCTTGGGCAAACCGCCCATCAGGAACGAGATCAGAGTTGAGAGTAGGGTTAGCATTTGTTTTTCTCCTCAAGCAAAGCACCACACAACTCTCGTGCGGCATCGTTACCACCCTTGACCGTGATAACTATAGTATCGCCTTCAACGCGAACACCTTGCATTGATTCAATCCATGTGCGTTGCGCCAATATCTCTTCAATAGCGGCAATAGCTTGGTTACTTAATTCAACAGACTTGTCGTTTAATGTGCTTGTTCCATCTTCCCGATAAGGGGGTGTTGATGCAAAAATACTATTCAGCGCTTTCAGCGCCATCTTTAATGCGTTTAGTCCAATCATTGTTTACTCCTTGATAACATATTACTTGCAATCTGCAACATACTCATAGCCTTGGTTAGATCCTTGGGTTCTTTGTCCCAACCAACCGTGATTTGCCCCACAAACCTACCCTGCTCTGGCGGCACACTGACCCGGCATCCAAAGGTCATGCCCCGCTCAATGTACCAAAGCCCAATCTCACTCTGAGCTACGGCGTACTCACTGCACGGTATTTCATTAGCCATCAGCGCAATCACATCACGGTTATTGGACGAACTTTGGGTAAACAGCCCTACATCCAAACCATCATGCGTCTTATCCCTGCCCTCGCGGGTGTACGCCCGAAACAGCACCCTTGTACCAAACAACGGGTTGACTTTGAATATAGCAACCACCGTTGCGTCTGTGTTCTTGAACAGGTGAGCAACAACATCCTCAGCCCTGTCCTCTGCGATCATTGGAAGCTTCTTGTTTTCCTTGTACGCCTCAAATAGAAAAGCTTGGTTCTGCCAAACAAAGTAGCCAG